ACACAAAATGTAGATTTTTCCGGACAATTTGAATTTATTTCATTAGTTTTTTGATTAATATTATCATCATTATTATCATCATTATTATCATCATTTTTTGGTAAATAACCTGTATTTACTAATCTTATTAAATATAACGCAATTATACTAACAATTAAATAAACTAGTAACTTTATAAAAGCATTTAATAATGCTATAATATAATCTTTTAAGGTATTTAAAGATAATGTTTTATTATCACCTTTGATTTCATTTTTTTTTTCATCTATAATATTAGTTGATGAATTTGTTGTATTAGATGTTTCTGATGATGACATTTATAAATGCTTATATAAAATTACTATAAAATAAATTTAATATCAACTTATATTATGGAGTTTTTACAAAATAAATTTATTAAATTTATTAAATTTAATAAAATAAATAAATCTAATAAATTTATAAAATTAATTACATTATTAGCACCATGGTTATTATTAATAATTTTAATAATATTATTATTTAGTTATATAAATTATTTAGTTGCTAATGGTGTATTTAATATTATGACTGATAATAATCTATCAAATTTGAGAGAAAAATTTACAAATATTATAAATGAAACTCAAAATACTAGTCATAGTGTCGATTTACCACTTAATAAAACTTATGATTGTAAGAATTTTTGTAATCCATTAGCACGTTGTGCTATAACAGGAAATCAATGTTTTACTGATGTTGATTGTCCTGGTTGTAAACCTAAATCAGTTAAACAGAAAGCAGTTAAAGATTGTATTCCTGGCTTAAATGATGGAGGAAAATTAACTACTGGATTAACACCACAATTTTCTTCATTAGTTGCTGGATATGGAACACAAGAAACCGAATTAAATGTTTATCCTAGTAGAGCACCACAAGCTAATTTAGGATATGATATTTATTCTGCTAGTTTTAACGAAACACAGCAATTATTTAATAAACGTTATAAACCTAATAATTTAGAATTTATACCTAATTATAAACCTAGTTTTACATTAACTGGTGAATATTTAGTAGAAGAACCACTACCATCTAATACCACCTTGTGATATATAAAAATCTCATAAATTTTCACTGTAATAAAAGAAACAAAATTTTAGTTCCATTTTTCTCAAAATATGGACCTAAGTAGCATATAATAATCCAGCATTACCACCAATAAATGAAACCATATTTATACGCTCTTCAAATATATAAAGATTATAGTTATATTCATATATATTCCATGTAGGTTTATTAATACCTATAATCTCACCACTATTTGGGTCACAAATTGTCAAAACTTGTGCGTATGGATTATAAGCAGGTATAATCGTTGAGAATTCTAATTGTATATTAGTAAAACGACTCATATTCATAGCACCTGATGGTTGTATTTTATATGGGTCAGTATCTAAACAAAAATTATAACAATATAATCCTGGTGGAGCATATCCAGCAGTACGAGTATATTTTTCTACAAAATTATAAACATCTGCTGGTAATATATTCTCTCTATATTGTCCGTCTAATAATATTCCTAATGCTATTAAAATATATTTTAAATTTTGTGGATTATATATTCCACTATAAAATAATCCTGATAATGTACCATTTGGTTCTAATCCTGGACCAATAGATGGCGGACCAGTAGGGTCTGGATTAGCATATGTGCCTAATGTTGGAGCAATTTCTACGTCTTGTGGCATGCTATTATAAGGCCAATTTGTGTAATTAGACCATTGATTACGTAAATTTACATCACTACGTTGAAAATAAAACATCCAACTAATTACCATACCAAGCGAGTCTAAATCTACTTTATTATTTCCAGTTATATTATAAAACACATTCTCATAAACTTGTTTAAATATATATTTTTGTTCGTCTTTGGCAAATAATGAAGCTTCATCATTAGAGAGAAAACAATAAGTACAATTTAAATTAATATCAGCATCCCATAATGTTCTCGTATCTACATATGATGTGGCATTTAATGAAACATCAGGTGGAGTTTGTAAAAATCTATAAAACTGCATATAAAATTGATTAAAATTTGGCGCTACAACTGGAAAATTATTATTATAATCCATTACATCTCTAATTGTAAACCACTCATTTATTGGTCTAAATGTTACATTAATTGTTAGTTCATTATATTGTAGAGAAATTAATGGAAATGCCTGCATTGCTAATAAATTAAACCAAGAACCTAATGGAATAGTTAATACACGCCCATTTATAGAAGGCTGTGCGCCTGCTGAATTTGTAGTATAATATGCGTTTGGATAAGCATTTACACGTGCACCATAATTTGCTGGGTCATTTAATTCAGTCGTATTTCCTATCATTTCATTAAAAAGTGCTAGTTTCTGAGCATTAAAATCACGCTGTGCTGAGGCTAATATATATCGACCTGAATATTTTTGTAATTGTTGATTACCACAATTTATGGTTATTTGATTTATAATTTGTGCTCCTAAGTTCTCTATCCATTTAAATTCATATGGCGCCCATGAACTATAACCAGGTGTTCCATCTGGATTTATATATTCATATGGAGGATAAATTGGACTCCAAATATTTGGTAATGTAATTGATATATAACAATCCATTAATAAATCAGCATATCGTTTCACTTTAAATGAAAATGTTGATTCTGTTGTTAAACTTAACGTCGGTGTTCCTTCATAATCTAAACGAAAATTTTGCTTACCAAAATTTGTAAATTTTTTATACGTACATTTAAAAAAAGTTTTTGAAGGATTACTATTTAAAATGACATTTTGCTGTCCTGCACTAACTAATTGCATTAAACCACCAGCCATATTATTATTATATTAAATTATTATATTATTAATTTTTTGTTTTTATGTTTTGTTATCTTTGTTTAAATTAAATTTAATATTATATATATATAATTAACAATGGATAATATTAATAAAGTTACTCAAATGTTAAAAAATATGGATGAAGATATACAGTCTTATTTAATTTATGGTTTAATTATATTCATTTTAATATTTTATTTAATATATATTATTCATATTTCTAAACTTAGAAAAAAAGAATGTTCTGCTATGGAAAAATTATATCCAAGTGTTGATGGTTATTTAAAATCTATCGACCCTAATAATGAAGATTTTAAATTTAATTTATGTGATTATTATATTAAAACAGCGTTTAATGCTTGTTCTGGAGGCAGTTATAAAAATGATGTTGTAGATATATGTAATTTAAAAGCTATATTACGACAAGGTGTTAGGTGTGTTGATTTTGAAGTATATTCTATTAATAATGAACCTTGTATTGCTACTAGCACAACAGAAGATTATAATATAAAAGAAACATTTAATAGTGTTAAATTTAGTCTAGTAATGGATACAATAAATAATTACGCATTTGCTAGTGGTACATGTCCTAACCATAATGACCCTTTAATTATTCATTTAAGATGTAAAAGTGCTAATACAAAAATGTATGAAAAATTAGCCGAAATATTTAAAACTTATAATAACATTATGTTAGGACCATCATATAGTTATGAGAAAAATGGTAAAAATTTAGGTTCTATTAAATTAAATCAATTAATGAATAAAGTTATATTAATTATTGATCGTTCAAACACTGCCTTTTTAAATAGTGATACATTAACTGAATATGTTAATATGACTAGTAATTCTGTATTTATGCGAGGATTACGTTATTATGATGTTAAAAATACTCCTGATATGAATGAATTAATAGATTTTAATAGACGTTGTATGACTATTGTATTTCCTGATAAAGGAATTAATCCAATTAATCCTAATCCTGTTGTATCACGTGCTAATGGTTGTCAAATGGTTGCTATGCGATTTAATTATGTTGACAATTATTTAATGGAAAATACTGCCTTCTTTGATAGAGAAGCTAGTGCATTTGTATTAAAACCTGAAGCATTACGCGGAAAAGTTGTTACTATACCACCACCACAGCCACAAAATGAAAATTATTCTTATCAAACAAGAAATATTACAACAGATTTATATAGTTTTAAATACTAAATCCACCTTTTGAGAAAAGTTGGAGCCAAAAATTTGAAGAAGTATTTGAAGAATATCCACCTTTTGTGAAAAGGTAGAGCCAAAAATTTGAAGAAGTATTTGAAGAATATCCACCTTTTGAGAAAAGTTGGAGCCAAAAAAGTTAAAAAATGTAAAAAGGAGGTAGTCTTACAGGGAACCATTGGTGCCCCTAAAATAGTGCACACTAAATATTATATCTATAATTAATGCACTAATACAAAATATTAATGCTATATATTCAAATAATGTTTTATTTTTTATTGTAATAAAATAAATTATTAACGCAATAAAAAAAGGAATTGCTAATAAATCACCATAATGTATTAGTTTATCAAATTTAAAAATATTTTTAAATTTACTTACCATTTATGAATTTATTTTTATTATAAGTTATAATATTATTATAATTTATAATAATTTATAATAATTTATTTTCATATATTTTACTTACAATAATAATCGGAAATAATATAAATAAATAAAATGAAAATATAAAAAATAGAGCAATATTATATGTAATTACTATAAAATAAACACTCTTTTCTAATATTAATATTATAGTTTTAAATGGAGTTAATGTTTTTTTCATTATTATATTGTTTCTACAAATAGGACATTTATTTTCAATAATAATCCATTTTTTTAAACAATCATTATGTATATAAGGATTACACTTACAATTTTTTTTATAATAATTTTGTTGGTCTAATTTTATTAATTTTTTTTTTGAATGTAAATATGAAGTTGTATCAGAAAAACATATTATACATTCATTCATAATATTATTTATTATTTATTATTTATTATTTATTATTTATTATTTATTATATGTTTTATATAATAATTATAGTAATCTAATAATTTATTAATTCTGGTGTCATAGCTTGTAAATAAAGTAATATAAATGAAATAGATGCTATAGTAATTAAAATTAAAGCCCAACTATTTTGATTTGCTAACTGATTTTTATTAAATGATACAAATGTTATTTTTGGTTCGCTAGCCCAAATATTTGATTTTCCATCGCTATCAATTGTTTCATAATTATTTTTTGAAGGTTTATTAGTAAATAATTTAATTTGTTTTCCAGTAGGTGTAATAACCTGATATAGTAATTTATTTTTGATAGTAAAAGAATTACTTGTATTATAAGATGAATTTAATAAAAATAATATAAAAAAAGAATAACGCATTATTAAACTAAAATAAAAGATTAACTAATAAATAATTATAATAATTTATCTTTAAGTTTTTTTACTTTAATATTTCCCAGACATTAGTTTTTAACTTTTGTTTTTTTGTTTTAATTTTGGTTTTGGTTTTGGTTTTGGTTTTTGTTTTGGTTTTTGTTTTTTTATTTCCTGGTTTATAATTTAGAAACCATTCTTCAAATAATTTTTTATTACCACTTTTTTTTAATTCTTCGTATTTTTTTGCTTTCTCAAGTTTTATTTCTTCAAGTGTTTCTTGATGTCCGTAACAAGTTATACTAAATCGACGTAATAAACCTTTTTGTGCTAATCTATTTTTTTGTTGTACTTCAAATAAGAAATTTGACATACATAATAAATTATCTATATATTGATTAAAATGAGGTTCATTAGCATATAAGAATGCTAAATAAAAACTTAACATAGTATCAATTGACGCTACTTTTATAGTTTTTTTATTTAATTTTAATATATTATAACTATGGCAACCAATAGGTTTATAAACAAATAATATTGTATTATTTTGTATTTTTAATTCATAATGTTCTGGTATTAATTCACCAATTGGTTTATGATAGATAATTTTTAAATTTTTTATTCCTATATCATCTAAACGCTCACTTACTAATTCAATAGTTGTTTTTGGGTTATTTGATAAAACTTCAAAATCCGCATAATTTTCTAATTTTTTTCTTAAATTTTTTGGCATATAATGTGAATAAAGTGCATTAGCATAACCACCTAAAAATACAGTTCCATTAGAGATTAATGTATTTAATACATTATTAGCAATTAATGTTTCATAATCAATAGCACTAATTAATTTATTATTTAATTTAACTTGATTTTGGTTTAAGTTAAAACCAGCGTTAGTTTTCTCTTCATTTTTCTCTTCATTAATTAGTTGTTGATTTTTTTTTATTTTTGATTTTAATTTTGAATTTAAGTTAAATTTCATAGAACGCTGAAATTCTATTTTAGAACAATCTAAATCAGTTAAAGGATAATGTTTATTTAATAATATTAATCGTTTAAGCACTTTCTCCCAACGTGATACATCACCTGCTGGTCTGCTTAATTCTAAATACATTGACATTCTTAAGAAATTAGGAGGACAATAATATATTCCATTTACTTTTAACGCATCTTTTTGTAGAACACTAAAAATTTGAGATGGTATTTGTGTAATATCAGCAATTCCAATAAAATTTACAAATACTTTATATGTTCCATGATGTTGTCCTGATTTTGCTTCTACTTCAGTAAAACCTTTTTTAAAATAAATATCAGCTAACTCTTTAGCATCTTTTAATGCGTTTGAAGAGAAAAAATCATAATCAGGTATTTCAATATCTTTATCATAAAATTGGTCTTCTTCAGGTAATAATGCATTTATAGCAGTTCCTCCATAACAAATTGTTTTTTTTCGTCTCATAAACTCTTCCAAAATATCAATTATTCTCTTCATTTCATCTGTGTTAACTAAGCGTTTACCCATTTTTAATTCTGCGTTATCTACAGCCATACGTAATATTGTTAA